AAGGATACTTAGAGTATACTTCCTCTCTCTTCTTCTTAAAGTATCTCTTAAAGGTACTTCATAAGGTACTTCATAAGGTACTTCATAAGAGATCTTAATCTCTCCTTAAGAAGAGATAAAGGAGTCTTAAGGAAGTCGATCATAGTGTCATCATAGTGTCATCATCTCTCTGACGAGAGATCATAGTGTCTTAAAATCGACTCTAGTTACACACACACATGCGTAGAATACAACAGTCGGCTATCGATACCTCACATTTACTCCACCAATTTACCCTCTCATTCGACTCCAAGTGCTCCTCTCGACCCCTCTCCTCCCCGAGAGAGGACGATAAGGGGTGACCTCAAGGCAATACATAGGGGCAGGGTACTGAGAAGGAGAGAGAGGAGGAGAGTGACAGGTGACTGAGAGGAGACTGATGGGTTGATGGTGGGAGCCTAAAGACCCCCCCTGTGTTGCTCTCGTGCTATATATGGGAGCTCAAGGATTTTTGAGGATTTCCCTAGGTAACCACCAAGAACCACCAAGAACCACCAAGAACCCCCAAGTTCCCCCACATACCTTCCCCTCTCAACAAAGAGAAGGTATACTCCAGGGAAAATAAAAGATAACCCAAGCAAAGCCTTAGGTGTTATGATGATCTTCCTCTCTTGAGTCTACGAGGAGTTGAGAGAGTAACCCCCCTATATCTCGAGAGCCTTCGGATGGGATCCCCCCATTCGGAGGTATCTGACATACATTGAGCCTCGAAGATTTTTACAGATTTCCCTAGGAGGAGAATATGGATGTAAAACTATCACCACCACAGTCAGCTATCTTCCAAGACTCTACTCGCTTTAGAGTGGTATGTGCTGGAAGACGATTTGGTAAATCTTATCTATCTGGCTGTGAGTTGCTTAACGCAGCAATGGGCGCAGATAAAGTAACTGGAGAAGAGAACAGAAAGAAGACAGTAGTCTATGTCTGTCCTACCTTTGCAATGGCCAAACAAATCATGTGGTTATGGCTTAAGGATCATATCCCTAAGGCATTTGTCAAAAAGATGAATGAATCTGATCTACTGGTTGAGTTGAAGAATGGTTCAACTATCTACTTGAAGTCAGCAGAGAATTATGATTCTCTTCGTGGTTTATCACTATCATTTGTAGTGTTAGACGAGGTAGCTGATATTCACCCTGATGCTTGGTCACTGGTTCTGCGTCCAGCTCTCTCCGATCAGGAGGGTGGTGCTCTGTTCATTGGAACGCCAAAGGGAACAAACCACTTCTACGATTGGTGGATACAGGGCAAAGATACCAGTAGAGATACTTGGAACAGTTACGCTTATACGACTATCGAAGGTGGAAATGTAAGTGCTGAAGAGATTGAGGAAGCTAAACTTGACTTGAGCCCTAGAGACTTCAAACAAGAGTATGAAGCATCTTTTGAGGCTCTGAGTAATCGTGTGGTTGACCAATTCGACAGAGAAGAGAATGTAAGAGAAACCCACGATACTGGTGGCGAACTCCTGGTTGGGATGGATAAATTTTGTCCAAATTACAAGCGTACCAAAATAGAAACGCTAATCATTAACCCATTGAATTGTCTGGGAACTCCTACTCGAAGAAAGAGAGGACAATCAGCAGCCAAGCTCTTCCATATATTTTGGGAGAGAAGGTTCAACGACTATCGAAAGCAGATATCAGCTACAAAGTGCTGATGGAGAAGTGAGTAGAGTAAGGTGCATAGTTGCACTTGAAGTAGTGGGAACTGACATAACAAGTATCTGTCGGTTAAGATATAGTCTGGTCTGCATGGAGACATGTAGCAGCAATCTACGGAGGATCTTCCTTCGGAGGATAAGCAATCTAAGAAATACAAACATGAAATACACAGATTACAGAAAAGTGTGGAAAGACACTATGGGAAGCATCCGCAAAGGCTCTCATATTCACCACATAAAGCCTCTCTCAGAAGGAGGAGGAAACAACATTGGCAACCTAATCGAGTTACACCCTGATGATCACAAGTTGATACATGAGATGAGAGGAGACATCAAGGCAGCTAGTGGTGTTTGGGTTATGAGAAACGGACATAGCTTAGAGACTCGCAAGAAGATCTCTGAGAAAGCTAAAGTATTCAATTTGGGCAATACTAACAAGCTTGGCAAGAAAGAGAGCAAAGATACTCGTATGAAGAAGTCTATTGCTCACACTGGCGTCAAGAAGCCAGAACATTCACAAAAACTCAAGCGGAAGAAGTTTTGTGGAAGATGTAACAAGGACGTATCCTGGTCGGTATTTACCAGAGATCACGTTAACAGAGACTGTCGTCAGACAAGATCATCTATAGATTGTATAGCGGAATGAGTTTAACGAACTTATTCGAACACGACGTTCAACGTATCCCCTATGACAGCAGTTGTAGGAGTGAGAGTAGGAGATGAGTTGCATATCATCAAAGAGTATAAGCAACAGAATAGCAATACTAGGTATCTGATGGAGACCCTAGTGAAAGACTGGGAGGATAGGGAGATGACTGTCTTCCCCGATCCCTCGGGGAGAGCAAGAAAAACTTCGGCAATAGGTGGCGAAACAGACTTTACAATTATCAAAAGTTTTGGAGCACATGTGGTTGCACCTAATAAAGCACCTCATACCGCTGACAGTATTAACAATTTAAACACCATGTTCTGTAATGGAGCTGGTCAACGAAGGATCTTCATTGATCCTACCTGTACCAATCTTATCAAAGATTTGGATACATGGTTATACGACGAAAAAGCAGAGAATAGACCTGACAAAAAGTCTGGAGCAGACCACCTACCTGATGCACTGAAGTATCTTGTATGGTCGGAATTTCAGATGAAAGGAAGGGAAGCTCAGAATGTCGAAGTAGTCGGATTTTAATTAAGGAAATTATATTATGGTTATGGAAATTTTACTATTAACTGCTCTAGTAGCATGTATTACAAAAGATTATTGGTTTGTTCCAGTATCTGAATTATTTGATAAGATCAAGAATCGATAAGAGGAGCTTTTATGCCTATATATGACTTGTACTGCCAATCATGTGGTTTCCAAAAGGAAGAAATGATGAAGTATGAAGACATGAAGGCTGGAGTTTCTTGTGAGTGTGGTGGAAATATGAAGAATAGAATATCTGCCCCCATGATGATCAAGGACTTTGGTTCTGGTCCACAGAGAAGAGCTATGGCTCCTGACGTAGGGCCACTAAGCAAGCAGTCCCGAGCTTATGAAAAGAAGAGAGACGATGAGAATAGTCAATTCTATAAGCCAGGCTCAGATCTAAGCATGACAAACGCTCAAAGAAAGAGATTCAAGTCCACAACGAAGGGTTTAGAGGAAGGAAAAACTAACTTTGCTAAAAAGCAATAAGTAGGAGTTAAAATGGCAAACGATATTACAACAGTGCACCCTCTTCTAGAGGCTAGGCTGGATCAGATCAGACGATCTAGAGATACTTACTCTGGTTCTGATGACATAAAAGGTATTTCAGAGGTAAATGTTAATGTAGGACTAGGGCACGATCAAGAGTATCTTCCTAAACTGACAGGACAAAGCAAAGCACAATATGAGAATTATAAGAGCAGAGCAGTATTCTATGCAACAATGTCTAGAACTGTATCTGCCTTAGTTGGGGCGATAGATAGGAAACCACCTACAATCAATAATGGAGAAGGAATACAGAGTTTTACTGATGACGTTACTGGGACTGGAATTGATGCTAGAGAGTTTTTCAAGGAGGTACAAACAGAAGTTCTTATCTCTGGAAGAGCAATCGTGTGTGTTGATAGAAAGAATTCAGATAACAACAGACCTTACTTAGTATTTTATAAGTCAGAGGATTGTGTTAATTGGTTTTCTGAGGACTACACTGACTTCGATAAGAAGCTGACAAGAATGGTGTTCAGAGAGTCTTACTATGCTCAAGACGAAGATAATATCTATAAGACTGTACAGAAAGACCAGTATAGGGAGTTCGTATTAAGCGATAATGGAGATGTTACTGTAAACCTTTGGAGATCTAGTGGAAAAGAAGTGATGTTAGGAGGGGAGAGCGGTTATGAGATAACTGATTCTTATCCTCTGACGAACAGAGGTAAGCCTCTAGGGTTTATTCCTTGTGTTTCAGTTGTTGCTTCAGGTTCAGCTTTAGAAGTCCCTAAGCCCCCTATGTTGGACTTAGTGGACGTCAATTTAGCTCACTATAGAAACTCAGCAGACTACGAACACGGCATGCATTGGACTGCGTTACCTACTCCTGTGTTAACTGGATTGAATAGTAAGGAGAGTAAGATCTCTATTGGCTCTGGAAGTGCAATTGTTCTTCCTGACCCTCAGTCTAAAGCGATGTTCCTTGAATTTAGTGGCTCTGGTTTAGCTACAATTAAAACAGCTATGGATCATAAAGAGCAAATGATGAGTGCTCTTGGTGCTCGTATGTTAGCTTCAAGAATGGATCAGTCTACTTCAGCTGAGGTCGCTAGGATTAATTATTCTGGCGAAACAGCTACCCTTTGTAATGTAGCGAGATCGATTAGTAGAGGAATGACGAGACTGTTAAGAATGGTAGCTAATTGGGAGAATGTAAACGGATTTGAAGGAATCGAAGTACACTTAAATGAAGACTATGTAGACACAAAATTAGCTGGACCAGATATCACAGCACTTATGTCCGCTTACCAAGGAGGAGCATTATCTCTAGATTCTCTGATTTGGAATCTATCTCAAGGAGAGAGACTTCCTGGTGGAAGAACAATTGATGATGAGATTGCTCTGATTGAAGCAGACATGGACCGTGAAGCAGAAGAAGCTTTAGCGTACGAAGATGAAGATATTGGCTTCTCTGGTGCTAGATTCTCTAGTGCAGAAGGTTCTGCCTCTAAGAAGCAG